CTATCTATATAATATTTATCCATAATCAATATCTACTCGTAATCTTCTGTAATTCGGCTTCATATCTAAGTCTTGCTTCTTCCTGTGCCTGTTTTACCTTCATTTTCTCTTTTTCGAAATCCATTTGGGTCTTAAATGTTTCCGCTTCTATTTTATCATCCGCTATCTGCTTCTTGATTATATTAGCCTCTCTCTTCTGCTCAATATCGGCAGCAATAAGTTCATTAGGATCAAGAGGTTTATCTTCATCCATTGATTCTGGTTTATTAAGCCCGAGTGATTCTATTGCAGCAGCAGCTCTACTAGCCAGTTCATACTGCATCTCAGGATCGTCCGGAGATACTTGAGATAAATCTACTCCCATTTCATTTTGCATCTGCAACATGAATTTAAGTGCCATGTGTTCCTGAATATGAGCTGCTGATTGTTCGTTCTGTACTGCTGAATGGACAACAATATGAGCATCATGATTCTGCTCAATTCCCGCTCTTACGGGTTTGCCTTGCATTATATTCATATTCTCGGTTATCGGATCCAAAGGTTCTACCTCCTGATCCTTAGTTACAAGACGCTCAATTTCTTCCGAGCTTAATCCTTGAGCAGAAAATACCATTTTAAGAGCTTCAAAAGCATTTACTTTCTCCGGCATCTGAAGAGCAGTCTGGAACACCGCTTCTGCCTTCATTATCTTTTGAACGGTAGAATTAACGGAAGGATCTGATACCGGAACTATCTGCACATCAGAAACAAAATCATCCGCAGTTATTATTCTTTTCTCTCCTTTAATAAAAAATTCCTCTTTTACTAAAACCTCTGCAAACATGTCATCAAGTAATTTAAGCTCTTCCGATAATGAATTATGGAGTGATTTTAAAATAGCTGCCTGTATGCGATTTTTTTCCTCCAGAAATGCAACGGCAGTGCCTGTCGGTATATCCTCTCTTGAATCCATCATACCTAGTTCAGATGCAGATAATCTGTCCTGCATCTGTGAGATCATATCTCCTCTTAAATCAAGTAAAGCTTGAGATGGTCCACCAAAAGGTAGAACGGCAAAATCTGATCTTATGTCTCCTCCTGCGGATGAACTACTAAGATTCTTAAACGTACCTGGAGATAATCTAATGTCCGTAGTCTCCATTTTAGGACCTCTATAGAAGCCGGCAGGTAAATTCTGGTATGTAGCTGAGTCGATGGTCAATCTTAGCATTTTAGTAGCAGCTACGGCGTTATTAGCCGACATTCTTGCTATACCCTGACCCCATATATCAAATCCGGTATAATACTGATACGAGATAAAGAATTTTCTTCTTTTACGTTTCTCATCCAGTTTATGCCAGTTACGCTCTATTCGAAGTATTTTACGGCTTTCCTTATCAATAAATATGATATATGGAAGTATATTACGGTTCTTTTTATCTTTTGATCTTGACTGTTTTTTCTCCATATAGAAATCAAGGTCAAGATCAAAATGAGACTCATAAACATCATGCAATGTTTTTTCCTTATAAGCATTAATATCAACAAGTCCGCTAATATTATCGTTGGAAGAAGAGGATGAATCAGAAGTCCAGTCTATCTTAGTGTAAGGTAATTCAACATCCCTGAATATCCCTGATTTCTGCCTTGCTAATATGTCTCTGGTAGATAGCTTAAGTATATGAGTCAATCTATTTGAATCCATGATTGTACTACAATCAATATTAATCAGGAAATTATCAGGTAGAATGAATCTGCTTATCGGCATACCAAGCATCTCATCATAACATACTTTACGTATTACAGTGCCGTAAAACCCTAAATAATACAGGAATTTCTCATAATCCTTGTAATATTCAGCATCTCTGACAGTTAAATAGTAGTTAAGCCAGCTGCTTCTATTAGAGGCAATATCCTCTAAAGATCTTGCGTCCTGTCCGAATACCTTGAATCCTGCCGGCCCGCTTTCAGGTAGCAGTTCACTTCTACTTATTGCAGTAAAACGTACAAGAGCAGTACCTAGAGTTCCGTCAACAACCAAAGAATTCTCATTTTCCTTGTTTATGTCATCACATTTATCACCGGTAAACGTCATCAACTCCTTATGCAGTTTAAGCCAAGGTTCTCTTGCTTTTATATCATCATCAAGAGCAGAAAGAACATAGGAAGACAGTTTATTTAACGCATCTTCCGACATTTTACGGGATAAATCGGAATGGAAAGCATCTTTTTCCTTATCGGCAAAGTCATAAACAGTAGATCCGTCAGGAAGTTCATCAGATCTCTCAAGAGTACCGAATCCGTCTATATCAATAATATCATTGTTCTTCATATTCCTAATATTTAATGTTTATTTGCAATTAATTCCGATTTTAACATAAATTACCTGCTTAATATATAACATTACGACCTATAGATGCGTCATCAGGTTCTATATAATCACCCGGATTCATCAATTTACCGAGATTTCTAAGTACAATTAACGCTTGCGTCATTGTATCTACATAATCAAGTGATCTTGGATTAGGGAAATATGCAACCTCATTAACAAAATCCTTGGCAAAGCTAGCTGGTTCATAAATATCAATAGAATTTTCAACATCAATAGGTAACCACACCATACCACCCTCTATTAAAGGAGTAATTAATCTTACTCTTTGCAGTTTATCTCCGTGTTGATTAGGTACAAAAGGCTCTGCGTATACTCCGGCTCTATTTAAATCGGCTATTAAAGGATCTCCGGAAGCTTTAGCTTCTATTACAATCATATCAGGATTATAGAACGGATTATACTTAATCGGAACATTACTCGTATCCATATAATTAACAGATAATCTTTTAACTCTTTCTCTAAGCTCCGGATATTCCAGTCTATCCCGCCAGCAAGAGAGCAACATAACGTTGGTATTGTCTTTTGCGTCTCTAAATATCCCCCATGTAGTACAAGCTGAATAAGCTGAATTATGTTTAGCCGTTAATGCCGTATCCCATGATTGAACAATATATTCAAATCTAGGTAATTGACGGCTTTTATAAACTCTAAACCAGTGTTTCTTTATTATACCGCCCTCAAGAGGTGCAGGTCTTTGTTGATATATTGCCGCATAATCGTAAGATCCAAGTTCTTTTTTAAGCTGTTCTACTTCCGTTAAGGTCATTCTTTCAGTAAGTAGTTCACCCTCTTCCGTTCTTATATCCTGCCATATGCTTTTATAGTCAGGCAATAAAGTATCATCAACAAAGTCGGGAAGATAGGAAGTAGGAATTACATAATCCTTCTCAAATTCAAGCGGTAGTATAAGTTTTACCCATTCATTGTTTATGTCATTAGCAATTATGTTACCGGATACATCAAGCTCATCACCTCTTTGCTGTACAAGTACTCTACAAGTCGGTGATATATCACTTAGTATTATCCTGTTAAACCATTTTAGAGACCACCATCTATTGGTAGCATCTCTTATAACTTCCGATTCTCCTCCTACTGCGTTTGGATCATCACAATTATGTACTAGAATATTATTAGCAAAATAATTATTATTACCCTCTATCTCTAAATTATATACATATTCAGGTATTTCCTGTTGTTTGATAACTGATTTAACAACAACATCGTAAACTATTCCATCAATATTATATAAACATCTATCATACTCTTTAATATTTTTTATTGGCTTGTAACCTATGTTTATAATATAAATAGGATGTTCTTCAGTAGCTTCTATAGTTATACCATTTTGAAAAGCGCAAACATATAATTCAAGTTTATATATCTGTTTACCTTCATGTTTATAATAATTTTTAATACTTTTATATTCAGTATCACATAATTTATGATTGTAACTTAACACTTTTATATCTAACTTTTTTTCAACTATTTCACCTATAGTATATCTTCCGTATCTAGTTGATATCTGTGTATTATAAGGCATACAAATAAGTATATTCCCCCCTCTTCCGATAACCGCAGATGTTACGGATGTTGAATATCTATAACCGTTTTTATCGTTAACAAAATATCCTTTAGCATTCTGATCCGCTCTTAGTTTAAATCTGTCTCCCCATCTGGATTTAAACCAGTCGGACATTAGTAACATCCTGCTTTTGTCTGCGATATCCAGCGATAGATCACTAGTTATTGAAGAACATAGGAATTTCTCATTAGGGTTATGTATCCAAACCCATACAGGAAATGCAATAGATATCAAACTTGTTTTACCGAGGCGAGGAGGAACGTTTATAAGTAGTTTTGTTATTTTTCTATAGTAAACATTTTCAAGATGTTCTGCTATAACTCGCATAAACCATTCATCAGAGAAATATCCAGACCCGTCTATAACAGGTAAAGCCTGTTTATAGAACTCATACAAAGAGCTTTCAGCTAGTAACTTAAGCTTCTCTTCTTCGTCATTAGGTAATAGATATTCTATTTTAGACATTATTATTTATTAATACCTATTAACTTATTTTCTATATCGTTCAACTTTTCGTATATTTCACTTATTACACATGCAGGTAATAGATCAGTAGAATTATAAGTGCTATTATCTTTAGTTAGCCGAGTAAAGTTATACTTGAATACTCCTACTTCTTGTGTAATAGCATGGATATCAGGCTTTATTTTACGTAATATCTCTCTGTATCTATCTTTTAAATTGTTTTTATCTGATATTAAAAAAGTACTTTCAGTCTCTCTTATGTTTATATGGTCATCCAATAACTCTTTTATATCGTAAACAAGTGTTACTATTTCTTTATAATCATTTAAAAATTTTAAATATTGTTGTTTATTCATGGTCAAATAATTCCTTCATTATTTTTATTGTCTGTTTTTGTTCTTCTGCCTCTTCATCTTCAAAATATTTATCGTATTTATTAATATTTTTTAGAAACTTATTTATAAAATTTATATGGCTTTTTAATGTTTCTATTCTTTCAATACTATTTCTAACATGTTCAAAACCTTTTGCAGTTAAACCTAAATACTCTAATTCATTTATACATACTTGCTGAATATTCTGTTGTTCATCTACGATAGATGTTAAATGTTTTACCTTTTCTTTAAGTTTTTCTATTGCAACATCTTTTGAATACAGGAATATATTATCAAACAATAAATTGTTATTAACGTATTTCTTGTGTTCTCTTATAGTTTCCTTATATTCCTGTAAATCCATAACTACCTTTTATATTCTATTATTATCATAAGCCCATTTGATACGCTCCATTTCCTCATCGTATCCATTCTTTTCCTTGATGAATGCAAGGACTTCATCGCTTATATTTGAGAAATAGTGCATAAGTTTTATAGCTCTCATCCTTATATACTTCTGCTCCCTTGTTTCAACAAATTTGGTAGAGAGTCCTAAAGACTTATTCTGCTCCTGTATTAAATCGTTATATATTTCTACAGCTTTTGTTTTACCTTGTAATGATTGCTCCCTTATGGATTGCTTGAATTCAATATTGGCAGCTACTTTACCTTTCTCGTAAGCATGTTTTATCTTATCATTACTGTTAATTAGCTCCTTAAACTCATATACGTCAAAATCAAGAGCAATGGCAATCTCTTCAACGGATAAATTGTTTGACGCCATTTGTGTTATGCACTTTATAAACTCTTTTAACTCCGACTTATCCATTAATTCTTGCTTAGCATGTTTTTAATGATATCCAGTTTACCTTTGAACTTATCACCTTTATAATCCTGTTCTTTATCGCTTACATTCTTTAACTCAATATCTACTTCAAAAGTAGGAACTTTAAAAGTCTCTATAATCAGTTTAGCTATTTTCATATCGTTGTAATCAAGGATATGTTTAGATTGATTTGCGATATTACGTTCAATATTCTTTTTAGTAGATGCAATAAGCAATGTTACTACTTCAAGCCAGTTTTGAGCGGCAACACTCTTCTTATCTCTGTAATCAAGTTGCCTAAAGTTACTAATCAATTCCCTTGCTTCTTTACGAGTAAGAAACTCATCGGGGTCATGATCGCCGACTATTACCGCAATATCATCATTAGCTATACATTCTTTTCTATGCTTTGTTACATTATAGAAAGAAAGGTTTGCAATATCCTCAACAAGTATACTGAATTCAAACTTAAGTATCTCTCTCTGATAATCCGTAAAGTCTCTCCTATATTCATTCTTAATAAATTTATTAAACTTTTCTATCTTTTCATCATTCCATTTATAAGACAGAAAGATATTACATACAGGACAACTTTTATTTCTCATCGACACTCAACAATTTAGTATTATGTTTATTATCAATAGCGAATATGTCGTTTCTATTTGTGCTATCGTTATCAATCAAACTATATTTATTACATTCGTTAATAACACAATTCCTTACTACATCACTAATTTTTAAGCTTCTGCATCCATAATTGTTTCTCATTATTTCAAGTAACTTGTATATAGCTCTAGTCTCGCTATCAGTGAATCTAGCAGAGTGTATAGTAGTTGACGGCTTATAACTATTTATTATCATCCTTTATTCTTGGTCCTAAACCAATAGCGTTTATCACTTCTATAATAACATTTTCTAGACTTTTTATATCAACAGTTAAATTGCTTGTTCTTATCTCCAACGTTTGTAATCTAGTTAATATATTATCATGGTTAATTTCTTGTGATGTATTGCTTTCATTTATTCGATGAAGTGTTTGCATTATGTTAACCTATTATTGTATACACAAAATTATTAAATGTTTATATAATAGACAATACAATTAGTCAACAGATTATACATAACATTTATTATGGAAAGTGTAGAGGATATTATAAAAGGGTTCGTATATGAACACAAACCCTTTAAATATAAGAAATCAATCGCCTTTAGCAGATAAATTGATACTATCTTCAATCATTACTATTGTCAATATCCAGTAAAGTTATTTGCTGTACGAAAAAATCGTACAACTGAATTTAAAATTTAATATAAGTGAAGTTTGATATTTAAATATCATTTAAACGAGTTTTAAATATGTTTTTAGAAGTTATAATATATGCTAAGCTATATACCCACATAAAATTATTTTAGACTGTTTAAATCAAATTTTATAGAATACTATATTTTTTCCTCCTCTTACCTCCGTCGAAGTGAAAACAATAAAATAAAATTTTTTTGATGTTTTATTCTGTTTATCTCTTAATCCCTTATATAATAAGGGTTTTAAGATATATAAAAATTTTTTATATTACTACTTGCACTATGTTTATTTTACTGATAATATCCTTGTAAGCCTTATTCTATAAGGGATTGGAGCGGTTTAGCTAAAAATCCTTGTCACTAGTCAGAACTGACATTATAGAAATGACAAATTGAAAACCCTTTTAACAAAAAGGTTTGAAGATACAAAATGTCATTTGTCAGAAAAAAATCACAAACTCTTATATTATTTTTCACTCTCCCTCTCCTCCCTCTATTTTTGCCATCTATTATTTTTATATAATCTTTTATAATATTTTAATGACAAATGACAAATATATATTTGAATAGTAATAGATATAAGGGTTTTCAATTTGTCATTTCTATAATGTCAGTTCTGACTAGTGACATTAGGCGTTCAACCATAGGTTAATTAAACTATTAGTTACTAAACTATAAGATGTTTGTGATCTATATTATGGAAAGTATAACATCCTCCAAACCCTTGCGTCAACTACATTTTTTAAAAAATGCAAGCCATACCGTAAGTTAGTAACATTGCATAAATAAAATAACCTATAATATTTAATAAATTAACTAAACATTAAAAAAATAAATAAAATTAACATATATTTAACTAACCTCCTAAAACCATCTAAAAAATACTATATTCAACTGCTAATACTACAAAAACCCCTTACGTAAAAATATATTTTACAGAATACTACATTTTCAACTGAAAATAGTAAATTTTGAGTCAAATTTTTAAAAAAACTGTAAAAACCTAATTTTTTTGAAAGATTTATTGAAATAACAAGGAAAATAACTAAAATATAAAAAGTATAAAAAATATAAAAACATGTATATAAACAAAAAAGATATAGCAAAAATAAGTAGAGGATTTATTAAAATTAAGGGATGCAATATTACATCTCTTGTTGCATGCCATAAAATAGCAGAAAATGAATATAGATTATATATTTTAAGAGAAGACAATATAGGGAAGTATTGTAACGAGGATTACAATATAATAAATATGTCAAAAGGTAGATTCAGAATTAAGGAGTTGGTAGATAATAAGTGTTTCGTATATATAAAACTTATTGAGGACGATATATTTGACGATAATATCAAATATAGAATTGTTGTTTTAAAATAATAAATTAATGGAAAATAACTTTTTGCATGAAGAAAAATTTATTACTCATATAAAAAAACTTCAAATATCTAAAATTCAACTATCAAGCTATACTAACATAAACTTTATCAACTATTATGATATATTTGCAACATATTAAAATAATTGTATACAAATATATTTTTAGTGTTGACATAATGAATTTCAACCTATAAACTTAAACTACATACAAAACGCAACTAAATTTAAAGGTAAATATTATGACATTAACAAAACAATTTTCTGGAATACACATTGAACCTTTTTATACACAACATTACTTACCGAGATTTGAGTTAAACAAGAGATTTGACGAGGGTAAAACAGAGTTGATTATCCCTGATTTCATTCTTGAAGATAATTTAAAGGATGGTTATGACATTAAACTTAAATACAACACAAATAAATACGACAGCTTTTTGGATTATGTCCAAGATAAATACAATGAACTTTATTATGAAGCTAAATATTCATTAGAAGATGACTGTTTAATGTATAACTATGTGTATGAGCCTCGTATATATGATGAAGAGATTGCCGACCTTTGCGGATTCATACCTTTTGAAATAAAGACGGAAGATGAAGACTTACAGCTATTGTCTTTCGGAGGTTGCGGTATGGATTTTACATACAAACTTGAAGCTTATCAGTTACTAGCTGACGGCTCTTATGATGAACATTCTTACTTTGCTGAAAAAGGTATATCATATTTCCAGTATTATTACGGCAAGGATAGTGAAGTAGTAATAGAGATTAACAAATTGCTTGAAAACAGTAAGGCAGCTTAAAGGAGGTATAATAATTATGAAAGGTTTATATATAACTTATTTTGATGATTTCCCTAAAGAAAGTACAACTTCTGAATTATTTTTAGATAAGGAGCATACTATTGAGGATATTAAAAACATAATGAAAAAAGCTTATTTGGATGCTCGTAAATATAATACAGATGATAATTTTCTTGAACTTATTGCTATTAATAGTGATTGTGAATTCTCTTTTATTCCAACAAAAAAGAAAGATCGTAAGTTATTCAGACATAATCACGATTGGGATTATGAGCTAACACTTAGAAGAAATTGTGGGAAGCGGGATACAGAGAGATTATTAACAACCTGCCCTCTTAATACATCCATGAATAAGTTTATTCTTAAACAATATGTATATAGATTTAAAAGTCTGCTGGATATTGATGTATGTTATCATAGATTACAAACAATAAAAGAAAACTATAAACTTTTAGTAAAAGAACAAATAACTATTCAAGAATCAATTAACATAGAAGTATTTATTAATCAATAATAAAAAGAGGTAAAATAATATGGGCAAATTTGAAATAAACTTTTTCTATCTAGAAGAAACTAATAACATAAATGAGTATAAGGAGGAACTTTTAAATCGCAGTTTAAAATTATCCACATTAGAAGACGTAAAGAGCTTTTTTGCATCAGATTTTTATAATGCTTATAATGGTTGTGATGCTATTGCAGGAGTCGGTGATGGTGTTGTAATTACTGAAAACGACAAGGTTATATATAAAGAAATAAACGAGGGATTATTTGATAGTAAATTCTTGATTTATAGAAATAGTGAGGATGAAATATTTTATATAGAGCAGCAAAACGATGTTGATATTGAAGATAAAGACCTTGTTGTTGTAGATAAATATAATATAGCAGGACACGGGTATTGTTTTGAAGAGGTAGATATTAAAGAAGAGGCTATAGCATGAGTACAAGAGGAACATATCAAATAACAATGCAATATACGGAAAAAGATGGAAAAATATTAACACACAAGGATATTGACGTTTGTATTTATTCTCAAAACGATAATTACCCTAGCGGAGCTGTAGAAAAATTTAAAAATACGTTGAAACTACAGAAAGAGTTAAAGGAACAATTAAATAACACAGATTTTATTGAGTGTTTTATAGCGGCAAATATTAGAGAATTCGGTTACATGGAAATAACAAGCAATCATGATAACCATTACGATACTGATTATGCTTACGACATAACTATTAGCGATGATATATATTTAAAATGCTATAAATATATTAGATGGGGCAACATCTTAACAACTATCCGTAAGAGAGACAAGGAGTTGTATTACGATGGACTACTTATGGATTTTATAAATAATACGGCAATAGAACTTTTAGATAAATAATAAAAAAGGTAAATTAATAATGAAAAATATTTTAACATTAACGGCTATTGTTTTAATACCGTTTATAACACTGGCAAACACTTATAGTGAGATAAAAGAGCTTACGGATAGAATAAAGACTAATAGCGAGTCTTACAGGCTTATTTGTTATGGTAATAGAAATACTATGACTCTAAGCTATGAATTAGATATAGAAAACAAGGAACAATATTGCATCTATCTAAAAGCTACTATTGAGAATGATATAGATAAAGTTTTGCAACTGGAAAAAGATAACAAAAAATAACTGATTTAATACACACACAAAACGCAACTAAATTTAATAAGGTAAAATAATATGAAAAAGAAAAGAATATATAAGAAATATCAACGAATGAATCCTTTGCATGCGTCAGAATTATACGGATTAGGTAAGATATCGTATGAAAAATATCAGATAGCTTTTTATTCTAAATTTATGAATGAAAATAACGTAATTAACCTTATTTACGGGTAATTGATATGACACAAGAAATACATAGACTAGTAGAGCGATTTTCATATTTCATAAAACTTGAGTATATGTCTTTAGAAGCTAATATTTCTCCTAAAATAAGAATTGATGATGCGATAAAAGATATAGAACAGTTAAGAGAAACATTAAAAGTATTTAGCAACTTCTTAAAAGAGTTAAAATAATGAGCAGATTTAAACAATTATTACTAGAAGAAAACCTAGTTTATGGTAATCAAAAAGCTAATTATGAAATGAGGGTCATACATATACCTAATAAAGGTAAAAATGCTTCGGATGATGATATAATCCATAGCGAGCTACAATTTACAAGTCTAACTGATTTCAACTTCTTTTTGTTATCAGACCATTACGACAATATTGATAAATATGATGATGACAGAATAATAGTTGTTAATCTTGAAACAGACGAGATTGTTTTTGATACAGATAGAGACGATTAAGGAGGATAATAAATGGATAAAACACAAGAACTAGAAAATGAGATAGTAGATTATATCATGGATAATTGGGGTAGTAATGAAACAGAAGTGAAAATAAATTATCTTAAGGTATTAGTAACAAAATATTATGAAAATAGAAGAAAAATTAAATGAAATAGAAAACTTATTAGCTAAGTTGTTTAACAATATAGAAGATTTACATATAGCTTTATTAAAAAAATATTCTATCGATGTTTCTGACGAACAATACTTAAATGATACAGGTTTGTTGAAATATTGGAATAAAGAAATTTGTAAATTTTTAGGTAAAAAAGATTAATAGGTAATAGAATGGGTAAAATAGGAAAAATTATAAATAAGATAATACCATATATTTTTATATTAATATTCTTAACTTGTATATTTTGTTGTGTAGTTAATTTCATATATTTAAATTGTATTATATATAAAATAATTTTATTTATAGAAATTATTATTTGTTTATTCATGATTTATCTTTGTGTTTTAGATACTGAGAGAGACGATTAAGGAGGTATTGGAATGATAACAGTTAAAAATGAAAATGGTATATTTTTAATAGAAGAGAACAATATAATTAGCGAGAGTTCTAATCATGTTCATATAGATATATCAAATAGAATAGTAAGAGAAGAAAATAAAGGAGTATATGTAGAATACATAAGACCACTTCATATATGGTGTAAAAAACATTTAAAACCTGTTTGTACTACTAGTTATAAACCTTATTGTTGTAAAGATTGGGAGGTAGCAAAATGACAATAGAATGTGCTGAATGCGGTAAGGAGTACGATCCTGATGATTTAATAGACATAGGGGATAAAGAAATTTATTTCTGTGAATGTGGTTATGAAAATGTATGGGTATAGAAAATGAAAATATATTTTTGTGAGAATTGCGGTAAAGATTATTCTGTAAAACAATTCCAAGAGGTAGATTTAGATATTTATTCTTACGTATGTGAATGCGGTTATGAAGAAATATATAAAGATTATTAATAAAAAATAGGTATATAAAATGAGTGATATATGGATAACTAAAGATGGAAAAAGATTAAAAATTTCTGAAATGAGTAATAATCATCTAATGAATTGTTATAAAAAATTTAATTTACCTATAGATCATAGAATTTCTTATGAGTTAAGAAAACGTAGGTTATTACCTATACGTGATTATATAGAACATTGGGAGTTAGAATCAAAAATGGATGATGAATATTTAGACTGGTTTTGGAAATAATAAAAAATAGGTATATAAAATGAGTGATACAAAAGAAACTGAAAATAAAGCATTAACAATATTTAAAGAAATAGAAAAAAGAAATATTAATGATACAGTAAAACCTAAGTTTGAATTATGTTTTTTTGATGAAATGGGAGTTGATCACTACAACAAATATTTTAATACTAGAGAAGAGGTCATGGAATTTATTAATAGTTATGAATTTAATAAGTTATTAAAAATTTATAATTATACGGAAAGAATAGTTTTTGATTTAGAAACAGATAAAGTAATTTGGGAGGAAGTAAAATGAGAGAATTTACAAAACAACAAGTAGATTTTATTTGATACGAAATAGGCGAATGGTATGTGCAGGGGAAAAATCAGTTAGTTGATTATGATAATAAGCAACATAATCTAGGATACGCCAAAGAATTATTAAAAAAAAGAATTTGTGGTGAAGAATATTATACGTTAGAAGATGAAATATTAGCAGACGATTGAGAGATAGTGGAATGAACAACACAAAAGAAACGAAAAATAAAGCGTATGATTTATTGTATACTCATCTTATGTCTAATATTAAATATTATCAAACAGACCAAAAATTATATAGGTTGTTATTAGAAAAATATAACGAAGAAAGAAAAGAAAATGAACATTATTGAAGCGATACAAAATTTAAAATTAGGTAAAACTATAAGCAGAAAAAGTCATAGACTTATAGAAAAAACATATGGAATAAAACATGACAGACCCATCTACATAATAGAGGAAATTGAAAAAGGTCAGTGGGTAGAAAATCCAAAAGGTTCTGCGATAGAAATACATACTCCAGAGGGTTTTAAAATGATTTTTTTAGATGACGATATTTTAGCAAATGACTGGGAGGTAGTGGAATGAATAAGGAAATAAAATTTGTAAAAATTAACAATATTGAATTTGATACACCTTTATCAAGTAAAGAAGCGTTTAAAAGATACAAAAAAGAAAGGAAAAAGATAAGTAAAGCATTTTGGAATAAGTTTGCTGAAAAATTTGATTTAGTAGAATTTGGAAGTCCAATTGGAAACATAAGTAATATAGTTAACATAGATAATTTCCTTTCACATAAATTAGCTAATGGAGATAAAAGTGATGATAAGTAAAGAAAGAACAGAAGAACTAAGAGATAAATTAATTGTACAACTAGTTAATGACTTGGAAGGATTAAAACAGGAAATTATAGTAGAATCAGGGAAAGATTCTTTAGGTTTTTTATATAGATATATTCATAGTTTAAAAAAGGATGTAAGAGCTTGTAGAGGTAATAGATCTGCTGATAGTTACGTATATATCGATTTCCCTTTATCTAAATGGGATTTTACAGAGGAAGAATTAAAATATTTAAAATTTTATGATGAGGATTAAATAAAATGAGTGATATTGAATTGATTTTATTAGTACATAAAATAATATTAATTATTGGAATACTCGGACTAGGAGTAATTTTTTATTATAATTTTAAGGATTAAAGAGGAAATAAAATGACAGAAGAGGAATACATAGAAGATTACAAAAATGTTTTTATAGATTCTATTAACTATAAAATATTCAATACTTTTATTGATAGCGGTAAACTATCTTATAGGTTTTCAAGTATAGTACACGATAAAAAAGTGGTTAAGGAAATGCAGAAGAAATTATTTCTAAAACAATTGAAAAATAAGTTACAGGAAATAGATGGTTATACTTTTAAAGATAAACTAGACATAGTAAAACTTGATTGTTTTTCTACTATAGTAAATATAATATATTTAAAAAATTAAAAATATTTATGTATACAATTATAAATTTAATGTTGACAAATATAATTGTAACTTGTAAGATATAAACACATAATATAATATAACTAAATAGAATATAAAAATGGATGAAGAATCAATTATAGAACACAAAAACAGATTATTTAATATAAACGACAATTACATGGATTTTAAAAATGTATTGAACACTTATTTTAAAGAACAATGCCCGTATTTAATGAAAATGATTGTAAAAGAATCTGATTATGGAAGTGAATTTGAAGGAAACAAAAACGAGTTTATTGCTACTCATCCTACTATTGGATACACAGGGTTAATAGAAAAATCAGAATGTATGGGTCAACAAGAGTATTGGGACAGTTTATTTATTCTTGAATCAGTTACCAAGCTCTTCAATGATTTGGAAATAAAAGCTAAAAATGTTTATAATCCTTTTATTCCTACATTAAACACAATGTATATAAGAGATAGTATACACTATTACATTTATGTAGATCAAAATTCTAAGAAAAGAATTATAGTCGTTGCAGGACGTTTTGGATTTTATAGGATTAAATCCCATATAACAGGAATATATGAAGACGGCATGCATCTAGATAGTAAATAATTAAACACACAACACAACATAACTAAAGAGGTAAATATGTTAACTAATAAAATACTTGAAATTGTATTAAAAACAAATAACCCGGATACAACATACCCAAAGCTATATAAACTATCTCTAGTAGAAAACCAATTTAAAACAGGAGATTATACTACTACTTTTAGTACATTAGTTGATCTTGTATATTTTCTAGATAGCCAGTTACTTCATAACTTACTTAAAAACTCTAATATGTTTGATAGAGTTGTAATTGAGTATAACGGGGAAATAATTGTAAATGCGGATAAGATTATAGATAAACTTATATAAGGTAAAAATTTATGAAAACACAAGCAATAGAATTGGATCGTCAAATTTATGATATGGATAATATGTGCAACTCTTGCAGTAAACCATTACCGATATTTGATAAAATAGTTGTTACGATAGGAAGCAGTAAATACTATTCACCTATTTGTATTAAATGTCTGGATGAAAAAGGTATTAATTATGAGAAATAATTTTAAACATGATGGTTCTATTACCATATTAACAAAGAAAGAAAACCTGGATTCTAAAATAGAAGTAAATAACCTATCTACTCCTGATTGTATATACTTTTTATGTCAGACTCTAGCTATCGTTATAAATGATTTAGGTGATGAAAACAGTAAAACTCTTGGCGAGAAATTAGATACATTAAATACTTTAAATGAGACAATGAAAAAGATGATAAAAGGATTTAATGATGTAAAACTGGCCGGAAAAGAGTGTATAAGAAAAATAAATATTAATTAAAAATATGCCAAGAAAAAATATGGAAGTAAAAGATATAAATACTGCTATCGGTAATAAAATAAAAATTTACAGATATGAAAAAGGTTTATCAAGAGATGCTTTAGCTAAAAAAATTGATATTACTCATCAGCAATTAGCAAAGTATGAAAACGGAGTTAATAATATTTCTGTAGGTAAACTTGTTTTACTAACTAAAATTTTAAATAAAACGTTAGCAGATTTTATTGATACGGGAAATAACGAGATAAAACAGGATAATCTATCTCGTATTGATCTTGAAATAACAAAAGGTATACACACTATAAAAGATAAAGAAATAAAAGATATTATAAATAGTCTTATAATTAAACTAAATAAAATAGAATTATGATAATACTTATTTCAATACTGCTGATATTCCAGATAGCAACACATTTTTTATTACATAGTCTAATAGATTTTATTAAGACTTACGATTCTTCTATAAAATTAAGAGGTATTATAGGAACTACTTATAAAAAGGTAGAAATAGTTAGAAAGTGTAATCTGATTTGTATTCTTATAACAGGTATTATGTTTGGGTATGAAATAAATATATGGTTATAAAACTAATTGTAATAGGTTTGTTTATTGTATCTATCGTATGTATAGGTGTGTATATAATGAAGTTAATATTTGATAAAGATTAGAGGTAAAATATGACGTTTACAAAAATAAAAAATTTCACTGAAAAAGATGAAATAAGAATTAAAGCAGCAGGAAAATATATAGAAAATAATACTAAATCAGGACAGTTTGCTATCTATATCGGAGGAGAAGTATATTTAAATTTCTTTGGTGAGGATAAGAAAATTGATATTACTTACGGATATTCACCGATAACGAAAGAAAGAACTATACTGCTTTCAAAATTAAAGGAAGGTAAAAAAGGTTATAGTTCTCATATAACAGGTAACGGACATAATCAAACAAGAAAACTAGTTATTTCAGTTGGTAAATATTTTATAAATAAAAATGATTATAACAATAAACCTGTTTACTATGTTGTAAATAAAAACGGTGAGATAGAGTTATATATTGATAATATTTACAATAAGAAAAAAACTAAGGATAAAGTATATTTTGAAGGCGGTGAAGTTAACGTAAATGACCTAGCCTCAAAAATAGCTAAGAATATTAAACCAAAGACAACAAAAGTGTTCAAAGATAATAGAGAATTATTAGTAGAACCGGGAAGATATATTAATATTGAACCGGAATTTAATGAATTAATACTCAAAGAATTAAGCTATTTAAAAGAACAAGTAAATTTAATAAATGAAAAAACTACAGAATATTTTAGAACTATTAATTTTAGTATAAATACAAAATTAGATAAACAGGCTACAGATTTAAAAGATTATTTTCTAGTAAATAATATTGAATTAATGAAAGAAATAATTAATTCAAAAGGATACGATAAAAATGATATTGAATCAAAACCAAAAATTACTATGGATTTAATACGTGTTATAATTAATGAAGAATTAAAAAATACTCTTAATTTTTACGATAAAAAAAATAGAACTAAAGCTTAAAAGATATGACGGAAATAAAGATAAAAGAAGCTTATTTAGTAGAATATTTGGAGAATAATTATGAAGAAATATAAAGTAATATATAAAGATTATGGAAGATGGATTTCTTTAGTGGTAGATGATAAAAATAATTTATATAAAGCTTCTTTTGAAAGTATTATTGATAATATGATAGATGGAGAAGTTGTTGAAGATGATAAGTTAATTTTGAGTGATAAATCTAAAGCTAGTGGTAAATTTAATGATTTTTCTGTTATTTTATTAGGAGAAACTTATATAGCGTATTCAAAAGATAAAAAACATACAATAATAGATTATATAGAAAAAAATTGTCCTGATATAATAGTTAAAAATAATAAATTATATAAAGAAATTGATTTTGATTCATTTATGGAAACTAATGAAGATTTTATATTATCTTTACCTTCACCTGAATATAAGAAACCTAAAAATATAAAATAATTATGACAGTTAAAACCAGATATAGTGTTTATATAGAACATGGTAGTGATCTAGATAAATTTATAGGGAAAGTAAAACGTAAAACAACATTAAGTACAGAGGAAATATTAGAGTTTCTTATTAATTGGTCTTATGACGATTACTTTTTCAATAATATAGATAGTTTAATTGATTTAGTTCCTAATAGAATGAAAGAGGAGAAGGAAAATGAGTGATAAAATTTACGATATTATAGGATGTATAATAATTATTATTTTCTCACCGATTATTATATTAGGATTTATAGCAGGTTTATTTTTCGGTAAATGTATCGGTAGAAGTCTATTTATACTTACTTGCATATTAATACCTTTTATTAAATATAAGCTAATTAGTAACAATAAGGAAGCTTGGGATAAGTCTGTAATAGATAGAATACATGCTAAAAAATATTATGAATAATTAAAAATAAAGGAGGTAAAAGATAAATATATTAAATACAATTAACTAAAATTAAATTTAACACACACAAAATAAAATTTAAAAAAGGTAAATAGAATGGATAAAACTATCAATAAAAATTTTATACCAAAAAAATACAACGAACAGTTAAGTTTCTCACTACCTTATACTATTAAACATGAGGAAGAAGGACATATAATATACCAGCGTATCCAAGATGGATATGTTAATGCTACTGCTATGTGTAAAGCTGCCGGTAAAGAGTGGAAACATTATAACGAATTAGAATCAACAAAAGCATTTTTAAAAGAATTATCGGAAGTAGAGAAGTGTGACATAAAAGCGTCAGCAAAAATGACGACCACGGCTTTAGTATGCTCTATTCAAGGTGGTGAACCTGAATTACAAGGTACTTGGATACATCCACAAGTTGCAATAAATTTAGGTCAATGGTTATCTCCTAAATTTGCAGTTAAAGTATCTAAATGGATATTCGACTGGATGAATGGCAAAATGCCGACAAGTAAAAGCAATTTGCCGTATCATTTAAAACGATACTATTTAAATTCCAGTAACATCCCTCTTGGATATTTCTCAGTTTTACAGGAAATGACTATCATGTTGTTTGGAGCTTTGGAGATGAAAGGGTATGTTATTCCAAATACAATGATACCTGATATATCAGAAGGTAGGATATTCGCTAAATTTATGAGAGATCAAGGAATTAATATAGATGAAATGCCTACTTATATTCATATATACGAAGATGGTAGAAGATGTGCAGGAACTAAATTATATCCGAATGAATATCTTTTTGCATTTAGACAACATGTAATAGAGCATTGGTTACCTAAACGTGCAATAAAATATTTCAAGGAAAGAGATAAAACAGCATTACCTTATATAAACTCTATATTACAGTTAAATGCTCCTGACACAACAAATAAAATTAAAGGTAAATAAAATGAATAAATTTTTTAAAATATTAATCGTAATTCTATATATTATAGGTATAGGTTATTTCACTGTAATATTAAATAAAAGTATATGGGAAGTTATAATTGTAGTGATTAGTATACATATTATCCAATATTTCATGGATTCGCTTTTAGAATCTATGGGTGAACATTATACAGATACAAGACATAAATTAGATGAAATAATAATAAAAACTAAAGAAATTAATTATAACACACAAGAAATATTAAATAAAATTAAAGGTAAATAAAATGGATATTTTTGGACAAATAATGTTGAATATACTTCTTGTTATCATATTTTTAGTGATATGTTTTTTTATGCCGAGTTATAGTTTTTTCTGGGGCGTTATAAAACTTGTGTCTTTGGTTGCTGTGTTTTATGTTATTATGGATATAAATAATTCAATGTAATAAATGATATTAATACGATAACAGATAATATCATTTATCTCTTGTAGCACCTAGTATTATTGAAGTTTGAAGAGGTTTATAATAATCTTTACCTAATCTTTGATACCAAGGTGCTATATCAGGTCTTAATAATAATTCTTTAGCTAATGTTGGGTCAAGTAAAGCATTAGAAATTATTTCATCTTTTTTTACTTTTCCTATATTATTTAAACCGCTTTTAATTGAACTATATAATGCAGATGCTCCAGGTATATAACTAGTTAAACCTTTTTTAATTGACATATCTAATCCTGTATTAAATAGATTATTCATTAAAGTAGTTTCTGATTGTGTATTTGAACCTTTTGCTCTTCCAAAAGTATCAACAAAATTTCTTTTTCTCGTTATTTCTAGTGCATCATCAAAAATTTTTAATTGTTCCGGAGTATAAATTAAATTTAGTTTTTCTCTATTTTTTGTTAAGAATTTTTTCAGTTTAGGATAAGATAAATTACCATCAGCACTTGCAAGCTCACTACCGCTTAAAATATGTTTAGTAGTTTGTCCTCTTAAAGTATCTAAAGTTTTTGGATTTTCTACCCACTGACCTTTTTCAGTTTCCTCTATTATGGAGATGGGTCTGTCATGTTTTATTCCATATGTTTTTTCTGGAAGTCTATGACTTTTTCTGTTTATAGTTTTACCTAATTTTAATTTTTGCATCGCTTCAATAATGTTCATTTTCTTTACTCTCTATTGTTAAAGTGGATTTTTCTTTATCTGTTTAATTAATTCTTTTATATCATTAACACTACCATTAAAAATAAATTGAGGTATTTTTTCTTGAGGTATTTGATAATTTCCTGAAGTTAAATCTTTTTTAACTATTTTAGATAATAAGGGGTTTTCTTCTATAGCATTAACTGGTTTAGAGTATTTGGAATAAGCTTCACGGGCAATTTTTTCCTGTGGTATTCCGGCATTTTCAATATCTGATTTTAAATTTTCTCTTGTTTCTGTTATAAATCTACGAAACTTAGGTTTTTTAGTGCTTTTAACTTTATCACCAAGCTCCTGTATTACATTACTTATTTTAGCTGGATTATGTGCTAATCCAAGATTTAATTGATTAAATGCTTGTGCTTTTGCATCACTACTTAATTGACCATATTTTTTTTCAAATTCTTCGAGAAGTTTATGTTTATCTTCTTCAACAAGATTTCTTCTAATTCTATCTATTGTTTTTTGTCTTGTATCGGTTGCATTAACGTAATTAGTGTCTAGAAAATTTTGTGTATTATTTAAACTAACCGGAGTTTCAATAGCATCAAGTTCAGCATACAAAGGTTCTGTTTTAGCGGCTCTAGTCTTTTTATATTTTTCCAGATTTTTAACAATTGGATCTCTTATAATTTCACCCGCTATATATGGGTCTAAACTTGTATCTCCTACTTCTTCAAGAGCGTATCTTATTATATCGTTATTTCTTTTATTTTTCTCTGCTATTGCAGGTATATTTGGAGCATACGCACGATGAATACCCGCAAGACCTGCATTTTCGGCAAGTTCTGCTGTAAGTAATTCAGTATTTAAAGGTGATGTACCTGATAATCTTTCGGCTACAACATTGATATTATCTTTACCTACTCTTTGTTTTAGCATATCGCTTACCGATTTTTTTGCGCCTTCAGTAGAAAAAAGATTTTTACCGAAATTATACGGTGCTTTAATTGCTGCTATGGAAGTTGGATGTAATATTGATACTCCAATATCGGCAACCAATGGATTAACCCCTGATTCCTGTAAACCACCAGAACCTAAACCTATACTAGCTCCGGTTAAAGTATCTTTAGCTATTTGTGCCGGTTTATATGCAGATAATCCGGCTTTACCTGCTTTTAGTATTGATCCTAATCCTCCCATACCTATCATACTCCCTGCAAATTCTCCTCCGTGAGAAATCATCCTCTGTGTTGCATTGGTTGGATGCGGTTCAAGGTCTATACCTGTTTTTTCTTTAAGATAACTTCTTGCATCATCGGTAGAAGGAATACGTGAACTTATAAAATCAATATCTTGTATATCAACATCATCTCCTTGAAAATCAGGAGCATATAATCCTCCTGCATTTCTCTTGGCTTTACTAACTGCTATTGCTTCTAATCCTGAAGCAGCTATTATTGGTAAATCTGCAATAGAACCTAAACCTTTTAATACTGATTTACCAATAATAGCTGCATCACTATCTCCTTCAGGTTCGGAAGTTTTAAATTCTTCTGGAGTAGATATTTTATATTTAGATAAATCTATTTTCTTTTTAGGAGTAATATATCCTTCTATTTCAGAATCAAACTCTTTTGGTGGAGATATTTTATATTTTTGTAAATCATATTTAGACATATTATTTCCTAATTAAATGAGGATGATCAATTAAAACAGTAGATAAATCACTTTCTGGAACATTAAAATATTCATTAGTTTTAGGGTCATATAATATAACAGAATTAGGTACATTATCTGTGTTATTTGCAGTATTTGTAGTATTTTTATTCTGTTCAATAGTGTTTATATAACTATCAACATTAATAGTTGGATCTAATAAATATTTTGTTTCTTTTAATTTATTGGTATAATCATTATAATCTTTCAATCTCCTTATAGCATTATTTCTATCTTTTTGTAGTATAGCCATAGATGCGTCATAATGTTTATCACTACTTGGTATTGTTTTTAGAATTTCAGTAAATTCATATGTAGATGGGTTACTTCCTCCACCTTGTTTAACTCTATGTAAATATGCAGCTTCAGCAGCTTTAATTAAATCTAGATGTTTTGTATCACCAATAGATTTAGCGAGTCTTCGTCTAGCCGCAGCTTCATAAGAAGATCCTATATATCCTGCTTCCTTAGCTTCTTTAAAAGCTTCTTCCAAATCATTTAATGTTTCAACTAGAGCCATATCAGATAATACTGTATCCCTTGATTCTGAAACATTTTTTAAATTAGCACTTCTTATATCTTTATTATATGCTGGTTCTTTATTTGAAATTGCAGAATTCTTATTCTCAAGCATTCCTTTATGATAATCTCTTTGCTCATCAAGTTTTGCTAATTCTATGCCAAGTTTCTTATCGGCAAAGTATCTATCAAAAGCTTCTTTATCCTCATCTCTTAATCTTTTAATTTCCGAGTCTCTAAACTTCTTAGCCCATTCATAAACTTCACGATTATTATGTTGTATGTTATCGGAAGCATCCTCGTATCCTTCAAGACCTTTAGCCATTGCAGGAGCAATAGATGCTAGATTATTGACTGCTCCTTTTCTATTAGTAAATCTCGGATCACCATATTGCTGCGTTAGAGCATCAGAGAAACGGAATAACCCTTTTCTAATAGCTTTATGCTCTTGGTCCTGATCTAACCCTAAAGACTGTCTAGCAGACTTAATAGCTCTGGTAATTCCTGAATCAAAGAGATTTTTAGAGTCAACTTCATTCTCTATCTCTCTTCCCCTGCTCTGCATCTCATCGATATATCGTTTCATTCCAAGTTAATAATTGATTAAATGAATAAATAATATTATAATTCATTTAATATAAATAGTTAAGCAGTATAATTGACTTTACAAATAGTTTATTATATAAATCTGATTATCCTATAAAGTCAGATTTCTTAAATTTTATCATTTAAGTTTTATCTATAAAATCTATACCTTTTTCCTTATCTATTACTTACCTTAATAGATAAGGAATTAAATATATTTGTTTACAAATTTCATATAATTGTATATACTAGTTAAGCTATGTCATCATGTAGCGTCAAAAAATTTATTTACCTTAAATTAAATAAATTTAGTTTTGTTGTGTATGGTAAACGCTATTAAGGTATATCCTTGGTAGCGTTTATCTATATTAGTCCGTAAATAAATCATGAAAATTAAAACCAATTCAAAATATATTTCCAAATACGATAAGATAATTAAGAAATATACTATTGAAGAGTTACAGAATTTACTTGATAACTGTAAATCCAAAACTTCACTAGCTTTAGAACTTAAAATAAGTTTGAAATATTTTAGTATGATAATTGAACTTAACAATTTAAATTACATCAATAAAGATAGAGGATTAACCATAGGTTACATTCATAAACCAAAGAAAATTATAAAAGAATCAACTATTGAGAACAAATTAATATCGGAAATGATATCAGAAGATACGGCACTAGAGAGATTTTACAAAGAGATAAAAGCTAAGAAAGAAAAAAGATTACTAAAAGAAATATTCGATCCTTATGGAGATTAAGTATACCTGCAAACACTGTAAATACATACATTACGGTATGGCTCAAGTGTATATAAGTATAATAATAGAATGTTGTAGTTGCGGTAAATTTTTCTATAGTTTAGATAAAAAAGATAGTTAGTCTTTGAAGTGTATAAATTCAATAATAGTTTTATTTTCTATTTTTGATAAAAAGTAAATTATTGATGGTTTATAGATTATAGGTATAATAATTAAAAATAATATATATCTATAGTTTAATTTGTTATTCAGTATTATTGATTTAAGTATATAGAATATTATAGAATAAAAACGGTAAATAAGATATATGTATCAATCATTCTGGTGTATCTATTATATCAGTTTTATTTGATGAATTATTAGGTATAAAAATATATGCTAGAGATGATGCTAATTCAATTAATAACCATATTGAATCATTTTCAATAAAAGTTAATCTAATTAAAAGAATAATAAAAATAATATCTCTTAAATATTTAATATATTGAAACATTATTTACTAAACTTTCTTTTTAAATAACTTTCTATGATTCCGTCTTTATCTTTTTTGCTTTTTTTAGCGTTATCGTATGTTTCATCTATAAAACTATTGATTTTGTCAGCAGATTTAACCATAAAATTAGGTTTTTTCTTAACCTTCTTAGAATCAATATACTCTTCTATATAACGCTTCATATGAGGACTTATACTTTTGGTATCAGTATCATCATCTTCATTATCATCTTTATCTTCGTCTTCTTCTACTTCTACTTCATTTTCTTCATTTCTGTCTTTTTTCTTACCTAACAATTTTCTTATATGTTTAGGCTGATTAACCAGTAAATCTATGTCTACTTCGTTATTATTGAAAACAGACTTTTTCTTCATAAAATTAAAGTATAAAAAAACTCCTAACTGATGTAGTATATACTAAATTATATGTAAAGCAAAACAAAAAATTAAAGAAAAATTTATGGCAATGACATATACGAGTTTGATCAATGATTTACAGCTATATATGCTAAGAACAGATCAACCTTTTGTTGCTAAATTACCTGATCTTATCCAGCAAGGAATTATCAGGGTTTATAATAGAGCAAAAGATTTAGGTTTTGAAACAAGATATGAACATACCAATAATGTTGTAGGTTCTAACACAGTTACAAAACCTGCTAACTGGCGTGAAACTGTTAGTGTTTTAATGTTTGATGTTGCCACACAAACAGCTACATATTTAATACCAAGAAGCAGGGAATTCTTAATAACTTACTGGCCACTTGGATATCAAAATAAGACAGGAAGACCAAAATATTATTGTGATAGTGTATTAAATTCAAATAATTCAGATTTAGCAAATACATACAATAGATTTTATTGGACATTTATTCCAAATTTAGATCAATCATATACTTTTGATATAATTTACCTCGGTATACCATTATTTAATAATGAGAATCAAACAAATTTCTTAACGCATCGTTATCCTGATTTACTTCTTTATTCTTGTTTAATTGAAGCATCCTTATTCTTGGATAATCCAGCTAAACTTGCTGAATATAAAAATCTGTTTAATGAAGAATTAGATACCATAAATAAAATCAATAAAGACAGAAGTGCTGATAGAACAGTAATAAGAGATAACAATTAATGAGAGTTCCTTTAGTTTATAAACCGGGTATTCAAAGAAATGCCGGAGATTTCCAGGATGAATATTGTATAGACGGACAGTATATAAGATTCGTTAACGGCAAAATACGTAAAATGAAAGGGCAGAAAGAAATATATCAACCTGTAGGACTTGAACCTACATATCTTGATATATATTTTAACGGAACTAATCCTGTTCTAATTTATACACATTCAACCGGAGTAAATCGTTGTATTCTTAACAATGAATTATCTAATAGTACCAACGATAGACAGGTTTTAGCTGGACTTGGCGGAGATCAAGCCAGAACTTGGCAATCGGTTAAATTTATTAAAGATGGTACACCTTATATAGCGTTACTTTCTACTTTCAACGGCAATAATATGTTAAGCGATAGACCAGGGGTGTTATATTATAAATCAGTAACAGATGATAACGCAGATTTCGTGAATAATAATGTTGTATTAGGCGATTATGGGAATATACCGTCAGGAGGTATTATATATTCTTCTCCTTGTTTGTATATGTACGGCAATAACGGCACTATAATTAGAAGTAAAACAAGTAATCCTCTCGATTTTGATGACAGCGGAGATTCTGATGCCGATTCATATAAAATATCGGAGAATAAACTGCTATTTGGTGCTTCTATTAGAGGAGGTGCAAACGCTCCGACATTTTTATTCTGGACACAGAACTCCGTAATATATCTAACTAACGTTGCAGATGGAACTAACCCTAATTCCCCTATTGAATTCCAAAGAGAGGAAATAACTACCAATTCTTCTGTCATGTCGCCAAAATCTATTGTTCAGTACGATAGTCTTTTCTTCTGGCTTGGTACGGATCGTGCTTTTGTTTATAACGGAATAGTTGAATCAATAAAAAATGATGTAAATTTCGAGTGGTTTCTGGAAAATGTTGATTTAACTAAAAAAGAAAAAATTTATGGATATAAAGTAGCTCGTTACGGAGAAATACGATGGGCTTTTCCGGAAAAAAGGTTTATGGGTAGAGCAGATATAGGATGTACTAGAGAACTTGTTTATAATGTAAGAGAAAATAGCTGGTATGACACTTCAATACAAAGGGATTGTGTTACAGTTTATGAGGCAAGCGGAGATATAATAAGTTATGGTGATAGTTGCACTAATTATCCTTATAACCCTGTTAATGCTTATAAAACAATATGGAAACAGGAAACAGGTTTTTATGAGGTAAGAAGAGATAATTCAGTACATAATATACCTTCGTTCTTTACTACTCCTTGGTTTGGATATGCAGCATTTCCTCCGGCTAAAGACGGTAAAGTAATGGACAAATATATTAGAATTACCGAGATAGAGCCGGATTTCCCTGCTCCTGAATTATACACAAGAAGAGCAAATGAATTACTTGTTATAGGATCTGCCATGCTTAAATATGCTGGAGTACAGAAACAAGTAATAGTTCCTTTAGAATTTGATTTGTTTATGGGTAATAATAGAGGTAAAATAGATATGAGAGTACAAGGTAGATTTGTAAATATAACTTTTGCATGCGTTTATCCTTATACTGTAGGTAATATATTAATCAATTTTGAAATTGGAGACGGTCAATGATAAGGAATCTACCTTTTCCAAGTCAAATAACTTTTGATCGTTGGTATAGAGAAGTTTTAAGGATTTATAAGGATGAGAGACTGCCTATACCTATGCCAAATGATGATTGGCGTGAGATTGCAAACAAAATGGCAGGAATAGGTACTTTTAAAACAAATAGTATACCAATTGCTGCAAGTAGTAAAAGCGGTCGTAAACTTGATATGTTTAAAAACTGGGAAGACTGGGCTAAGGCTGTATATATCGTAATGATGAGGACAAATAAATGAAAAATAGAAAACATATATCCGATATGTTTAATAAAGATAAACATAAAACATTAAAAAAATATAGTAAAAAACATATCAAGGATGTACTGGAGCAAACAAAGAAAAAAGGTAGAGGAGGAGACACAGAACTTGCTCATATTAATCTTGTTGAATCTAAAATATTAAAAAGTCTTGGAGGTAGTGGCAGCATTAATCCAAAAACAGGGCTTAGAGAATATAAAGGAGGTTTTTTTAGAAAACCTTTTAAAGCAATAAAAAGTGTTCTTGGCGGAGGAGCAGGAGCTTTAATCGGTAATATGATTTTACCGGGAGTAGGAGGTATTATAGGCGGTGCTGTCGGTCAAGGTGCTCAACATGCAGCAAGAGGTAAAAACGCTTTACAAGGAGCTTTAAAAGGTGCAGGAATGGGAGCAGCTTTACCTTCTGTTGCATCAGGATTAGGTTTTGGGGCAACTAAACTAGGTATGGGCGGTATTGGTTCTACTTTAAGTAAATATGGAACTGATAATGCCATATTACCTGCTCTTGGATTTGGTAAAGATACCGGATCTAGCGTAATGGGGATGGGTAAAAGTGCTGCTAAATACGGCGGAGCTACGTCATTACTAAGTAACTTAGGAGGTTCTAAAGGTGCTGGTGTATCTGCCGGTGATGATACGGAAAGTTATATGCAATATCTTCTTGAAAAAGAAAAGAAAAAAGATGATATGAGTTTCATGGATAAATTACAGAGTAATAGCATGGATTTCCTAAGTAAACCCAAGAATTTACTGGCTCTTGGTACTACCGGATTAACTTTGTACGATAGATTCAATCAACCAAAACCAAAGACTGCTGCTCAAGAAGGTAAAGAATTAAAAGAGAGAATGCTAGCTCAACGACTAACTCCTGAAGAACTTGCTGCTCAAGAACAGTATGAACTTCAAGTAGAGCAGGCAAAACGTAGGAATTCACGTAAAAAATTCCTACCGGAAGAAAGAATAGAAATAGATCCGTTATATACAAGAGTTAGTACTCCGGAAGAAAGAGAAAGAACCGGAAGATGGCTAAATTATTATAACAATCCGCAATTTAGCGGTAATCCAACAAGAATTTAAGATATGGCAAAACAGTATATACCTTTTGATCAGATAAGAGATAAAGCTAGGCAATTACTAATTCGTGATAGCGGCAGATTATCTACTTCCAATTATACACCTTATCCCGGAAAAACATTAGCTCCAATGTCTTCCATGACTCAAAGAGCAAGAGGATTGGAGGAAAGAAGGACTGCTAAAGGTATGCCGTATACCAACGATCTAAATACTCTAGCAAATGCTCCTATTGAAGGAATAAACGAAGGTAATATAAATCAGTTACAGGATTTTACCTATGATACCGCTAATAGAGGTTTAGAGACTGTATCAGATAGATTAAGAAATCAGTTCGGCAATAATTTTAATAGATACTACGATAGTTTTAGAAATAATGTAGATAGAAACAATCAATTAAAAACAAACGAATTCAGGTCTGATCTAAATACTTTGAATCCTGAAATAAAAAAACTTCAAGGGAAGAAGAGTCGTTTTGCTTTTGAAGCTATTTCTGAATCAGGTAAAAACAAATATAATAGGGAAAAAGCTTTAATAGATTCTCTTAATAAGTACGGAGAACAGAAACACGGTATTGTTAATAAAGGATTAACAGCAGAAAAAGCCAGATTCGATGCAGAAGTAAATGAGCCTTACGGACGTATCGAAAATCTTAACTCCGTATTAAATTCAATGGATGGAATAGATAGCGGACAATCTCATCCTGATGTACTTGATTTACAAGGTAAACAGTTAATAAAAGCTTTGCAAGCTTACGGTGTTGATGTAGGTAAACCTGTTGATCAATGGATGACTACCCCAAGAACTAATTTACCTGTTTATCAAGGTAAATTAGTAGAACCGGTAAATGATGAATTAGCTAAGTCTTATGAATTAGCTGAAAATATAAGTCCTTTCTATAAAGATAAAAATTACCTTGATCGTAAATTAACTAGAAAATCTTTAGTAGATGGTACTAATTCGGTAAATAATGTTGTAAATTCTTTGCCTGAAAACATAAGACCAAAGTTTGAATCTCTTGATGAAGAAGCAAAAAAGAAAGCAATAAATGATTTAACAGCTTTAAATAGCAGGTATATCAAACAAGGGATGTACGGCAGTAATTCACATTTAAAATCCGTTACAAATAGAATGCAGGATTTGTTGTCTGCTACCGGAGAATCAAAATTAAAAGCAGTAAAAGAAGATTTAGTAAGAGGTATTGCAGATAAAGAGTATAGTGATTTAAATAATATTGATAAACTTAATCAATACGACCAATTAGCTAATAATGAATTTGGAACAGTACTTGATGATGTTAAAAGATCTAATTTAAAAGGATTAGAAAAATGGAAAAATGCACAGGAAAATAATGAACAATTATATAAATCATATCAGGCAGAAAAAGGAGGTATGAATCCAAAACTATTAACCAATGCAAGAAATAGTGGATATGAAGGAGGAGTTAATAGCGGAATAAACACAATATTCAATCATTTCAATAATCAGGGTATTGATTTGTCTAGTATAAGTGATCTTCAAAATAGATACTCAGAAATGGAAAAAGAAAGAACATCAAATTTAGATAAAATAAAAAGTTTGGAAGATTATAAACTTCAAGCTGAAGAGTTATCCAAGAAAAATATGGGAGAGTATGAGAATGAAAAAAATCAAAGATTAAAACTCGGTATAGAAAGAGATGAACTGAACAATAAGTTGCAGAATGAAATAGCAGCTAGAATAAATCTTGAGCAGGATTTAAAGAAACGTGCCGAACTTCAAAATCAACAAAAAGTATTAAGAGAACGAGAAGAGAATGCTAATAGATTAAGAGTTGAGCAGGAACAAAGAAATTTAGAAGCTAGAAGACAAGAAGAATCAAGAGTTGCCGAAGAAAATCGTCAAGCAGAACTAAGAAGAGTTGAGCAGGAACAAAGACAGCTAGAGGCAAGAAGACGAGAAGAAGAAGCAAATCGTCAAGCAGAAGTTTTAAGAATTGCTGAAGTTAACAGACAAAAAGAACAAGAAAAACTTAGAGTACAATTAGCGGAACAAGCAATGTTGCAAGAAATTAGAAATAGAGATAAACGTTTTGGTCCTCATTTTAGTGACGCATATGTAAAAGCAATTGCAAAACAGGAAGCTATAACAGGAAGAGGCACTTATCGACATGTAAAAAATCCAAGAGATCCAAGGTTTGTAGAGGTATTTAAACCTGGTTTTAATCCATTTTTAGATAAATATCAGTAAATTATTTCAATCCTTCCTTATAAATATAATACCTTATTTTAAATTTATAAAGCTCATCTAACCATAGTTTAGTTTCTTTTGATTTAGGTGAGCAAATACTATTTAACTCGGATATCAAATCTTCTATATTTTTTACTCTAATTACATCTTCCGAATTTTCTTTATTGTAATTAAGTATAGATAATTTTAAATCCTTGATATGACCATTAGTTTTAATACATACAGGATTAAAAGCTGTCTTAAGTTCTTTGTTAGCAGTAACAGATATTAAAGGAAATTCAGGTAGATCAATATTTGTAATAGTGCTATTTATTTTGCTCTGACATCCTGTCAATAGCATTATTGATATCATTACTAGGTTTAATGTTCTCTGTAGCATGTATATCTTTTGTTTTAATAGCTATTATTGTATCTTTTTCGTTATTTTTCGTTATTAACTGTTCTTTTTCTAGTTTTAAGGTTTTATTTCTATTAAATAGATAAAGAGCAAAAAATCCTATAATACCAAGTAATATTTCTTTTAAATAAGTTAGAATAAACATACTACATTTATTTTTGTATCATCTATAATATTTTTGTCTTTATTATCCTGTTCTGTATTTACAGGAGTTTTTATTTCATTAAATATTTCAATAGTAGGAGAAAAGAAATCATCACAAGATATTAGAAAAGAAAATATTAATAATATTAAAATAAAAATACTTAATATCAGTAAATTTTTCATATTAACAATAGATTTATTCTGTTAAAAATTTTCTGACAGTAGAACATTCAACATATCTTTCTTGAGATTGATCTATATAACTAATTAGTGCTGCTATTCTTTCTTCCGGAGTACCTGTAAATTCAGAAGATGTAGATATTATATCTGCTGAATCATTAATTTCTGATACTACTTCCTCTTTGTTATCTATAGATAAATCTATTTCTTCCGTATTTTTCATATAACCTCTTAATTTTTAGATAAAAACAATGTTACTTCTGCTTGTCTTCTGTTGGTAAGACCATTACTTACTTTTTTTATACCATTAACTGTTATTTTATTCCATAACTTAAATTGATCAGGCACTTTATTAAATATATTTTTATTTATAAAAGATAATAAAGTACTTTTTTGAAAAGCACCAACACCAATATTAAATACAAAACAAACAAGGGCATCAAATTGATTCTGTGTTAGAGAGACTTTTACTAAAAGATTAACCGCATTTTCAGCTGTTTTTATATCTTGCTTAAGTAAATCATCTGCCTGTTTTTCTGTTATTGGAGGAATTATATTATCATCAGGAGTAATAACATGACCATAACCAATAGTATTTTTACCGGCAGAACAAGGATAAATAACAGGAGAAAATCCTCCTTTAGGACCTTGTTCCCATTTTTTCAATAAATTTAAACCTCTATCACCTAATTTCATCATGAAGTTATATCAATATTATGATTAGTAGTAATTTTTACAAGAAATTCTAATATTTGTTCCCATAAATTATCATT